GCCGCAACGCCTGTGATGACGGCTTGTGAAGAGACTGAGACTGAGCCAACTGACCCGGATGCTAAGTTACCGGTCAGGGCAACGGATGTGGACTGCGTGACAGAACCAACCACCCCGGATGCGGTAACCCCTGTCAGGGCTACCGTTACAGATAAGCCCGTCGAGCCTACTGCGCCTGAGGCGGCGTCACCTGTTAACGGGGTACTGCCGAACCCCCAGACGCCATTACCCCAAGCACCACTGCCCCACCCGGACATAGGTCACCTATCAGGTGGTAGACAAGCGCAATAAAGCAGTTGTCGTGCTGTTGGATGGCATGGTCAGTGTAAACGTGCCTGCGGTGACGGTCTGAGAGCCAAACGTATGAACCGATACGGCCTTATTGCTCTGGGTTGAGTTGTAGATCAACACAGTGTCAAAAGCTGTAGAAAGGGTCACGTTGGTGTAAACCAAGCTTGCGGACGGTGTCCAGTAAGCCACGCCAGCAGTAGGCGAACTGTTGGTTGCCGTTGGGGCCGTGGCGTTAGTCACCGTTACACCGCCAGCAGTGTAGTTCGTGCCCGACACCTCACCAGTGGCTGAATAAGCCGTGGTGCTTGCGTTCAGGGTTGCTGTGGTTAGATACAAAGCGCCTTTAAATGTATCGGCGGCGCTTGTTCCGCGAGTGGGTGCAGTGCCAAAGTTATGGGTAGCTGTTAACAACTCGCCCATAAAGCTAGTGCACATACTTTGGGTGTTACTCATGGTGTTTCCTTAAAAAGATGCTGCTTCAGCGCCAGCAAAAGAGGGCGCTTTCTTTAGATGGACATGTACTGAGCGATGCACCAATTCCCCGTCCAACCAATACTCCACCCATGTGGTGTACTCATCATCATTATCGATGGCTCCCTCTCGCTTTTCAAGCAGGGATTCGTCCATTTCGCCTTTGGTTGTATTGACAAGGGCCATTATGCAATCCTTATGATTGAGGTTGTGTTGCCATTCGCTGGGAATTGAACCGTGAATGTGCTGGATGATATTTTGTCATTGCCAAAATCCAGGACACAGACTGCGGGGTTTCCGCTACCGCTTTGGTAAATTAACGCCCCACGGGCCAGGATTGATCCTGACCATGAAACGTTAGCAAAGTTAATGTAGGCAACTGTGCCGGTGTTACCAACGGTTGGTACTTGCGTGATCGTCAGGTTTTGCCCACCTGCAACGTAGTTGCCCCCACTCGACTCCCCAGTGGCAGTATAGGCCGCTGTAGTTGCATCGAGGGAAGCCGCGTTCGTATAAAGCGCAATCTTGAAGGTTCCGCTTGTAAAATTGAACGTGCCATTCATCAAACCAGTTTTGAACACGTTGCATGTGTAGTTTCCTGTAAAGGCCAAGATATTCTCCTATCAGGTCACTGGCTGACGATATTGACCAGAACGATAAGCATCCTGACGCTCCAAGCCATCTCCAAGGCGTTTTGCCAACTGAAGGGCTTCGTTGTACTTTTTGTCATACAAGCTAAGCATGTCGGCCTCACCCTTCATGAAGGTATAGGCTTCCACCAAACAACCATACAAAAGCACGGAATCAAAATTATCACCAAGCCACGATGTACCCGAGGCATTGGTTACTGTAGCAACAGGAACTGAGAATCCGCCACCGCCGTTTAAACTGGCTGTTAGGACATCCCCAACAACATATTGGCTTCCGCCCACAGTCACGGTGACGGTCGTCACAATTCCACCCACAACCTTAATGGTTGCCATAGCTCCATTTCCAGAGCCACCTGTTAATGGGACATCAAAGAATGTCCCGCTACTGTATCCACTGCCGCCCGAGATGGCTCCCAATGTTGCAATCGGGGCTTGGACAATAGAGTCTGGATAGTAGTAATAATGCAATTCTGCGTTGTAGTTCTGATCGGGCGTGGGGCCCATGATGAACGACAACTCATTGGTGATAATCCCGCTGGTCACTGTCGGGCCAAACAAAGCGTAGTACTTTGGCAAGCCCGTTGACGTTGGATTGGGATAGGCCTCACGAATAAAGTTCACATCCTTGTTCAGCAAGTAGGTGTAGTTACCCGCTGAATCAATAACGGCTAATGAATAAACAGACAGGAAATCACTGGGCGATGTCAGATAAGGGGTTGTGTTGGACACAACACCATTCACGTTCTTGCGCAGTGACGGGAATTGAATGACGTTGTAAATCTTTTGCTCAGCTTGCTCGATGATTCGATTAAGCTGGTCAGCAAAGCTAACGGTTTGCCCGTCAGCAACGTAGACATCCGGAAATTGGTTTTCCGTGTATGTCTGAATTGACGTCACCAATTCCGTGTAGTTCATGCCATTGGGCCCCGTGACTTAATGCCTTTGATGGCCGCACCATAACCACGCATGGTAATGCCTTCAGTCTTGATGCCTTCGTTACCTGCGGATTTGCTGATGTGACCAACAGACATATCCAGAGTGTCAGCCTTGCTCATGTTGGCACGGGCGCGTAACTCAGGGATAGCCTCTTTAGCCCGGGATGCATAGGCATCTGCGGGCTTGTTGTCACGATTAGCGCCTTCATGAATTGAAGGGCTATTCTTCTTTGTGGGTTTGACCTCGGCAACCATTATTTGCTCCCGCCCTTTTGGTTGTGGGCGCGGGCCAGATTACGGCCAACTTTACGCATGGCCTCGCCTGTAACGCCACCCTTTTTCAGCTTCAGCTTTGTGCCTTTGCCGCCTTTATGCTCTTGAGCGTCATGTTGTTTAAACGCTTTTTTGATCAGAGCTTTATCTTGTTTGATGTCTTCTTTGTCCATGTCCAACTCCTTATGTAGTCACTACAGTTACTGTGCCCAATTGCACGTTTAAAAGCAAGTTGTTTGGCGTCAAAGATGCATCAAAATAACTTGCGCCACCAACAGGATTCCATCCCCACTGGAAGATTCTACTTCCGCCTTCAACCGTTCCATATCCAGATTGGCTGGTTCCACCTGTCTGGCTTGTCTGCAATCCATTGGGCCCGGACGTTACATAACTCCTATCTGGCCTTGGATTTCTCAAACCTTGTGGATCATCCACTGGATACATACCAAGCAACAACTGCGGCTGATCTGGGTCCCAGCATTCCGGGCAAACCAACAATTCATAATTCTTGGTCTTAATCACCTCACGCCGCAAAGCCTTGAGTTTAAACCGTTGGTCGCAACGGTCGCACTGGGCAATTGCATATTTGCCTGATGCAAACCGATTACCCATTAGTAGGTACTCCCGATGAACTGCTGACGGGGCACAAACCTAACTGCGGCTTTCTCACGGTCCTCCTCAGAGGCCATTTGCCATGCTTCGTCATACTGTTGTTTCAGGACATCCAAACGTTGCATGCCCGAGGGAACCTTCAGGGCAATGTAATAGGACAAACCAGCGGCCATAGCCGGGACAAACCTAAATGGAATGTCTTGGATGTTGACACCTCCGCCAGCATCCTGAGTGCGCCGCAGACGCCAGTACATAAATTGGTACTGTTGCGCATTGTCAGGAGTGGGCCAGACAGTGATGGCCGGTAACTGTTGCCAATAAACCGCAGTCCCTGATGTATGGGATGTTGCGGATGTATTGTTTTGTCCTCGGAAACAGTTGTACAGGACGTTGCCTGTAATGTATCCGTACACAATCGTTTCGTTGTCAATCTGAACAAAGCCGGTGGCAGGCAAGCCAATTGCAGAGTTTAGGGTAATGGTGGTATCAGTTGCACTGATGTTGGATGCAAGGGTTAGCCCTGTAGGGCTTGATTGTCCGTTAAAACGCTGAATCCAAACCTGAATTGGACGGGCCTGCTGGATTTTGTTTGGAATCGTTGCGTAAGTAGAAACACTAATACGGGTAATGGTTAAATCAGCCTGAGTGCTTGCAACGTTAGCGCCTGTGCGAATCACATGCTCCAACAAGTCCACTGTATCCGCTGGCAATGCGTATGTGTTTTGACCTTGGACCAAATTAATTGATCCAGGCTCAATGGTCCACATGTTGATGCCACGGTTTGCCCAGTCGGCAAACATGATGTTTAAACTGCGGCGGGCTGTACGCAGGTCATAACCGCTACGCAACTCACTACCGGCGCGTTCAAACGCTTCCTCGACCAGCTCTGCTAGGTCAAGGTTGAATGAGGTTAAGCCGGAAGTGGTTGCCATGATTATTTCTTCGCAGTTTTTGCAGAGTCAACAAAAGCCTGTGCGGTAGGTGCACCCTTTTGACCAGGCTTGCGCATTTTCTCTTTCGAGCCGTGGGCAATACGTTTACGCTTGGCGTTGATGTTGGCATACAAGCCAACATGTCCGCCTTCAGCGTATTCGGTGAAATCGGTGTCGTCGCGGCGGGCCTTACGCACTCCGCGAGGCATCTTGGATGGATTGACATCCCCCATACCGCGACTTGCCATCATAGGTATCTACCTTTGGTGTGACCTTTGACTGCGATGCCATCAGCGCGTTTAGACGCTGAGCTAACCTTACCGCCCTTTTTCATGGCGGTAGGCGCACCCGACTGATCGGCTGGCGCTTGAGACATGGTCTGAGGTGCTGGCTGAGGAGCGGGTTGTGGCATTGGTTGCGGCATAGGCTGTGGAGCTGGCTTAGGCATATAAGGCGTTTGATTTGCCTTGTCATAAGCGCGGTCAACAGCTTTTTGCAACTTCATCTCTTGAAGCATTTCACGGGCTTCTTTTTCAGCCCGGCTCATGTGTTTCTCAGCCATGATGACTCCTTAACGGCGTTTGGTCATGCCGCCACCACACATAGCTTCAACATGATCCATGTGATGCTTGTGGTCTTCGGCATGCTTTTTGAAGTGGTGCTTGTGATGTTTGTGGTCACCCACTTCATGCTCGGAGATGAATTCGTCATGACGAACCATATCGGGGCCGTATTCTGGTTCTTGCTGTTCTTCAACCATATTGCGTTTCATGATTACTCCTTAGTAAATTTTTCCACGGGTTTTGCCTTTGGTTGCAATACCATCGGCACGACGAGAAGCGTTTGACACCGGTTTGGATGTCAGACCGCCTTTTGCCATCTTTTTGACTGCGCCGCCTTTGCGGTAGCCAACTGCGCCGCCGGTAGTGTCAGCTTCAGAAAGAGTCTTACGACCCATACTGGAATTCTTTGGACCCATGGCCCATTCCAACGGGTTGGTTACAGCTTCACGGCCTTTAGAAGAAACTTCTGCCGCCTTGGCTCCCTTTGCTGTACGGGTGGCTTTTTCTGCGGCCTGCATTTCGGCCATGCCTTTGGGGCCAGCCATCCAAGCTAATGGATTAGTTACAGCCTCGCGGCCTGCTTGAGCCACGCTTGGTGCATTTTGGCCGGCCATTCTTGCCATTCTCATTTTATTACCGATTGCACCAATACCAGCTAATTTACCGGGTCCCATGGCCGCCATGGTATTGCTTATATTTCGACCCAATTCACTGCTGTCAATTCTTTCACCGTCAGTCACTGTTGGGTAACCACCAGTGGGAATGTCGTTGTAAGTATTGGTGCGTGCTACGGGAGGCATGTAGCTTGATGCAGGTCTTTGATCAGCCAAAGCAGGACCACGGGTTGATCTGCCATAAGCTTCAGCGGCTTCTGCGCTGTTTCTTGGATCAAAGTTATTACTGCCACCGCCCATGCCAAGTTCAAGGTCGCGTGGATTGGCTTGATTTGACGCCTTGGACTTTGCGGCAGGTTTTGGCGAAGAACTTGCATTGCGCACAGTCTTCTGTGGAATGTATTGGTCGCCATAGCCCTGGACTTGAGCCATATTGGCAATGTCTTGCGATTGAGCGGAATTGTTGGCGGCTTCAAGCGGGTCAAAATTATTTGACTGAACCGCTTGCGGGGCTTGAGGAGTTTGCGTGCCTGAGCCAGTGGGAGCAGTTGTATTATTGCCGCCGCCAAAACCTCTGCTTGCCATGTAGCCCAAAGCGGCTAAAGCCGCAAGACTGTTTAAGTTTGCCATGATGGCTCCTTAGACTTTACCGCCGCGCTTCATGCCCTTATTCCCGGGCATAGAGACTTGACGGGCCTTGGTGTGACCTTTTTCCTGAATGCTGTGTTCACCGTGGGCCTTGATGCCACCGGATACAACCTTCTTCATGGGAGTGGCGATGATTCCGCCTTTGGCGTACTTTGCCATGCCACCGCGCTTCATGCCGCCCATATCTGGAACGGTAGGACCGGTATCGCCAAGGTTTGTGCCTTTGGTCTTACCGCGCTTTTGAACTGCGCTCTCACCGAAGCGAGTCAGTTTGTTAGAGCCTTTTTCCACATCCTTGGACATGTTACGTGGACCCATTGATTCTTTCATAACGCCACCTTTTTTAAAGAGAGCCGATTTTCCATGATGGGTTTCCGGCTGATTAACAACTTGACTATCTGCGCGGGACTTTACACCGCCAGAACCAAACTTTCTACCTTTGTCGGCTTCCATGAAATCTTTGCCCACCGACTTGGGTATCCCTAACTCTTTGGATTTGGATGGATTGTTTGCAACCATCGCCATGAGATTATGCTGTTTTTGACTAACTGAGGGCACTTCTTTGCTCCCGCATAAAAGATTCAAGTTTCTCATCAAGCCTGTCTAAACGGGCGAGAACTCGATCAATGTCACCATGAACATCGG